ACTTTGCCAAGCTTAAAAATAAACTCTCACTATACTATAAAATGTCTGGTGGTATTGCTCAACTCGTCGCCGTCGGTGCTCAGGACGTGCACCTCGTCGGTCAACCTGAAGTCAGCTTTTTCCGCTCTACGTACAAACGTCACACGAACTTCTCCCAAACGACTGAACGTCAGGTGATTCAAGGGAATGTCTCCAATGGTGGCATGTCCACAGTCCGCTTCGAACGTAAGGGGGACCTTTTGGGCTATGTCTACTTGGTCGCCAACGATGGCTCCACGACCCAAGAATTTAGTAATGTTCAATGGCGAACGATGATTTCCAAGGTGGAACTCCTCGTGGGTGGTCAAGTTGTGGATGAACAAGATTCCACCTACTCCACCCTCATCGCCCCAACCCTCTCCGCGACCTCCACCGCGAAGTCTGTGGGTGGTAACCTCTTCGGTGGTGCATCTGGTTCTCGGTTCTACCCCCTCCGTTTTGCCTTCTGCGAGAACTGGCAGTCGGCCCTTCCCCTCATTTCCCTCCAGTACCACGACGTGGAACTCCGCATCACGTGGGGCTCCGCCGCCGCGGACGCCAGCAAGAAGTGGGATGTCTACGCCAACTATGCGTACTTGGATACCCAGGAGCGTGAAGTCTTCGCATCCCAACCCCAAAATATGATTATGACCCAAGTCCAAAAGGCGATTGCCTCAGGCGCCAAAATCCAGGAGCTCAACTTTAACCACCCCATCAAGTACTTGGCGGCGGCGGATGCCTCTGCGGTCGCTATGGTCGACACGGCGGGCAACAAGCTCAAGCTCCAAATCAACGGTACGGATGTTGCGGATTACAAGTTTGCGAACCCCAACTTTACCAGCATTCCACTCTACTACCACACCTCCCACGGGAGCTCCGCCACGGGTACGAAGTTGTTCTTCTACCCATTCTGCTTGGATGCCTCCAAGCTCCAGCCCACGGGTTCCCTCAACTTCTCCCGCCTTGATTCCGCGCGTATCATTAACGATACCGCGAACTCGGATAAGGATGTGTACGCCGTGAACTACAATGTCCTCCGCATTGAGAACGGTATGGGTGGACTTTTATATTCTAACTAATTATTAAATCACAATGCTTTGGAACGTAGTATTCCTCCTCGCCATCGTTTTTGTATTGACGTACGACCCCAAATCCAGGACGCTTGAAAAATTGGTTGTTCACCCAACACCCTCGATTCATAAGTCCGATGAGCCTACGCATTACCAAGCCGTACAATTTGCCTCTACTTAAAAAGAAGGGGCGAGAGTAACCTATAATGATTCCAATGGATCGCGAAACCCTTACGATGATCGCCACAATCGTGGCGATTGCCGGTGTTATCTTCCTCTTCCGTGAAATGAACAAGGCGAAGGCGGATGTTGAAAATCTTAAGAATTTCTCAGCCCACCTCGTCCAACGCCTCAGCGCCCCCACCCCAGAGCCGGAACCCGAACCAGAACCCGTGCAGGATGTCGATGTGAGTGAACAAAAGAAGGAGGAATAATCATATCGAGCTATTATAACTTGCGAATGCGCAATGAAAAAATACAAGGCTATAGCGATACCGGTCAGTTTTGTGGATGAAAAGCCCAAATTCCTCACGGTGAGGGACCGACGATTTAAGGATTGGATATTTGTTACAGGCGGGTGTAGACGACGGGAGATTTTTAACCCCTTGAGGTGTGCCCTCAGGGAACTTGAGGAAGAGACTCGGGGTGTAGTTGCCCTCAAGAATGGTGAGTATACGGAGTTTAAGTTTACAGTAAAGGAGAGTCCCACCGTGGACCTTGAATATAATGTGTACGTCTTCTTCGTGAACTACACACGACAGGACCAACAAGCAATGATAAAAAAGTTTTACGAGGAGAAGCAAAAGACGAACCTCAAGAAGCTCCAAAAATTACCGATAAAGAAGACATTTGATGAGAATGACTATATGAGTTTTGATACCCTCGAGGAGTTCAATACACGCAAACGATGGAAACTTATTATTGATAACATTATTAAGAATCCTGAATTTTACTCGTGTGTAACTTCTCTCAATAGAAAAACATTCTCTATAAAGTAGAATGAAGTCAAAGGCTTACATTTTAATGCAGATTAGAGAACTCCTCGACACGAATAGAGGCCTCTGTCCGGAGGAGATTGAGGCGTGGGTCACGGAGAATGAAGAGAAGACCGTCTACGAACTCCTCACGATTAAGAAGGAACTTGAGGAGACACAGGAGTATCCAGATATATCCTTCACACGGTGGTTTAGAGGGTAGACGCAATACAAAGGTATGTTTAAAAATTGGTGCATCCGAGAGAAATTTAACAATGCAACCAATCTATCGCATGTGCTCATGGACGGTGGTGTCCTTTCCGTGCCTTTCGATAGATTGAATGAGTTTCACGAGAAGTATATAGAGGCTGTTCGCGCCGGTGAAAAACTGTTCGTCGTCGAGCAGAAGAGTCCAACCTATAACTTCTTTGTGGATATCGATTACAAAGATGAACACGCCCTCACAATTGAGGAAATCCAAGATGTATGTAAAATCATTTGTGATAAAGTGAAGCGTCACGGGGGTAAGGAGTGTCTCATCTCCGTCTCACCCCCAAAGAAGTCTGGTACACTCACGAAGACTGGTATTCACCTCAATTGGCCGGGGTTCGTTGTGAACCAAGCCTCGGCCCTCGCCCTCAGGGAACATATACTTGTGGTCCTCTCCACGGCGAAGGGGTCTATGGATTGGAATGAGATTATAGACGCCTCCGTGTATGGAAGTTTGACGCGAAAGACAAAGGGGAGTGGTCTCCGAATGCCGTGGTCCTATAAACTTGCAAAACACGAGGTGTGCTCAGGCCAGGGGTGTGAGACCTGTAAAGGGACGGGTAAAGTCGTACAGGTTGCGTACCTCCCCGTGTTTGTGTACAAGTGTGGACCTTTGAGTACACTCCTTAGAATTGGACAAGACCCAGATGTAGATATTCTCAATATGTCCTCTGTACGCACAGATTCTGAGGAGTATATGACCATTGAACCACCCTCCGCAACGATTAAGGAGGGGTCGTTTACGTCAGCCCAAACTCGAGATGAAGTGGAGGATGAGGCGTTGAGGAGTCTCGTCGAGCGGTTTGTTCAAGACAATATGGATGGTCAAGGGGGTGCCACAATTACAAAGATGTTCAAACACAAAGATACATATTTAGTCTCTACAACATCGAAATATTGTGAAAACCTCAAACGTGCACATAGTTCTAATCACGTCTGGTTTATCATCAGTGGTCGAGAGATTTTACAAAAGTGTTTCTGTAGGTGTGAGACTCTACGAGGACGCCGAGATGGGTTCTGTAAGGACTTTTGTGGTCGCAAACACCACCTTTCACCTCAAATTGTGGATATGTTGTACCCAAAGAAGTCTGATATTCAAAGGTGTCCAGACATCAAAAAGTTTGAGGAGGCACCCCAAATCAAACAATCGGAGGTGAAACCCCATCTTGAGACTTATATTCAGAAACATATGACGATGGGTAGTGGGGTACGTGTTGTGAGTATTTCAAAACTCAAAACCTCATTTCTCGCACTCACAACATCTAGATACTGTGAGAGAATTAGGGGTGAACACGGGGAAGATGTACATATGTCGTACACGATACAGAAGAATTGTATAGCTCAAAAGTGTCCAGTATGTAAGGATGGGAAGAATAAACCCAAAAGTAAAACACACGTACTTGGAACAAGTGTTTTGAACATATTATACCCCCAAAAGACACTTAAACAATAGTACCTTTAGTATTGTAATGGTGAATACCAGAACACGCTCAGGACGTCAAGTGAAGAAGCCAGAACTCTTTAAACCCACCGAAACTGTGATTGAAGATGATTACGCGGAGGACGAACACGACACTGATATTGATTCAGACATAGACACCGAAGATGAATATTACTCAGACGATGAGAGCGACGAGGATGATGAGGACGATGAGAGCCTCAAAGATTTTGTTGTTGACGACGATGAGGAAAGTGAGGAAGAAGACGCTTAAAAAAAACAGGGGCTATATTAAAAAATGGAGACTGATATAGGGAATCCAATTGAATATGACCCATCAATCGACCCTTTACAACAAGAGATGAATGAAGATAAACAAGAATATTTTCATCCACCGGAGATGTTGTATCCACCACAACAACACTATATGCCTCAACAGGAAAAGTTTGATTTTGCGAGCATTGATAAATCGACTTGGATTATCGCATTCGCTGTTTTCCTTTTAGGCTTTTTCATGGGGAAAACCATGCAACCAGTGATCCTCCGATACACCTGAGTACCCAACAAATGAACCAATGTCCCCATACCTAGGAGGAATGAAATGGTCGACAAATGGTCCTCTGTACGTATCTTCAATAAAACCAGCGGATGTACTCACATCCTCCTCCACCTCTTTTTTGTTTTTTAAATTCAATTTCTGTTCAAAAAACAAAATAAAGACCGCGCTTGTCAATAGGACTGCGATGATTATATTTAACATTCTGTTTAAAAGTACTAAAGATTATTTATTATGCTGAGGACACTTCTGGTTCACCGTCCTCGGTGGTCTCCTCAATTTTGGCGTCCGTTGAGGACTCAGCATCCATTTGGGCTTCACGTTGCTTACGGCGTTCCTCAACTTCAGCCGCAACAATGGCGTCCGCTTCCTTTACAAGGTCCTCCATTGGGGTATCGGGCTTTTCCTTCTTGAGACGCTCGAGAACCTCGGCTGGGTGAGAGATTGGAGCTTCATCGGGCTTGGTGTAGAAGCGAGAGTTATCATCACCTGGGGTATAGTTGACCTTTGCATCCATCATACCTTGCTTGCGTTCTTGGAACAAACGTGCCGCTTGCGCTTGGTTCTCCTTGTATCCAAGCATAATCTCTTCCAACTTTTCATTCGTGTAGTGCACATCCTCAATCTTCGTTGGGTCCGGTGGAATCAATAACCACTTGTACATATCGACGACATAGATATCAAACGTTGGGTCCTCCTTTTGAAGACGCTTGGCGTGGGATGCAGCTTCATCACGGCTTGCGAACGCACCACGAATCTTGATACCAAATTTATCATTCTTTTGTGGAGCCTCTGGTCCAACGACTGAGAGGCATGCGTAGAGTTGACCAGGGACGGTGGTGTAATCTTGTTCGAGAGACATTATATGTATAATTATATGTAAAACTTTAAGCCAGCTTAAAAGCTATGTGACTTAAGTAATAAATGCACGGATTTTGGGATACACAACCCGTGCCTCGTGATGATACAACACCCGGTGAAATTGAGAAAGAACGACGTATTATCACTGAACCACACCCACTCCCCAATGGATTCTCGTGGGATACACCAAGTCTCGACGATGCACACACACTTCTCGCGGAACACTACGTATCCGATGAAACCTTCAGACTTACCTATTCCAAAGAGACCCTACTGTGGGCGTCCAATGGGTCAGGTATTGGCATTAGACACGATGAGACTGGGGACCTCATTGGTTACATTTCAAGTGTTCCCCTAAAGGTGAGAGTTGAACAGGATATTCT